ATCTAGTAATTCTGGCTCTGCTTTTGTAATACCTCGTACTAAACGATTAAAAGAATCAGTAAGATCTCTACCAAGAACAGTAGAAGCATCTTTTGCTGCTTTTGAAATATTGGTAATTTGAGTGGGGTCTAGGCCTGCTGCAGTTCCGATTGCCGCGGCTTGAGCAGCATCTCTGAAACCTAACTGAGCATCTGTGGCGGCTTGTATATCTTTAGTTAAAGAACGGAGAGAAATACCTGTTGCAGAAGCGTAAGCAGTTTGTCCAGTTTTTAATAGTTCAAGCTGTCCAGCATCTTTAAGAAAATTGAAAGCCGCACTTACTGCAAAAACTTGAGCTGCTAAAGTGGCATATGCCGGGACAATGCCTCCCGATATGCCTTGTGCCATTTTTGAAAAGTTTTTGGCTCCATTTGCGGAGGTTTGTGCAGCCCCCTTTAGATTTCGATCAGCAGTGCGAGCAGACTTAGCAGTTTTATCTAAGCCCGCGGCTGCTCGCTCGGCTTTGTCTCCAACGATTTTGAGATTACCTTTTTCAGTAACCTTAATAGTTAAATTAATTTCGTTTGCCATTAGCCGCGAACATTATGGGTATAGTTTTTACCCCTTGCAGAGTTAGATCGACGCTCTTCTGCTTTTCTCTTCTTTTCTGATTCTTTAAACTTGTAGTCTACAATAATGTTTTCATATATTTTCATAATATGAAAAATTACAGGTCTTTCTATTGGTTCAACTTCATGTAACTTAAATATATATTCTAAGTTTGTCCAGTCTTTACCTAGATAGCTTCCTGACATGCCCTCCCAGCGATCTGATAAAAGTCCAAATATAAAAAATGCCACTTGAACTTCTGCTGGAAAAGTAGAAGTATCGAGCGGCATCTTGGCTGGATCGGGCTCTTCTCCTAGCTGCTCACAGACAAGTAAATACTTATCTACATCTATTTTAGAAGAGCCCTCTCTTACATAACGTTCAAGTAGCTGGGCGATTTCTGCTACTTGTTGTTGGTAAAATTTTCTAAATCACCTACGGTATCAGTAACCCACGTATCAAACTCATTTGCATTCTTCATAAGAAGTTCTGCATTTTCTTGGGTAAACTGCAGTGTATCTTCGGGGTCCTGATCAGAAATATCAACCAAAAGAAGCTCTTCTAGGTATCGAAATTTCAGTCCTTTCCAGCCTTTAATAACTGCTTTACAATATTCTGATAAAAACTTATCCTCATCTAAAATCTCTTCGGGTTGTCGTGTCTTTTTACTAAACTTAGTCGTTAGACATTTTTTTCGAAGTTTAATTAGTTCTTCTCTGGCCAAGTAACACAGGCTTACAGACATGCCAGGACAACCTGGAAAGTCAATATCTACTGTTTTACTTGGAGTCATAAGACTCGCTAATGAGACGGGTGTTTCTTCAGTCATACTTTTGTCCTTATTAAAAAGATATTATTGATTTATAGCAAATATTATAACGAACGCCAGCATAAATGTCAAGAAATATTTTTACCACCTTATAAGAAAAAACCCGCCGAAGCGGGTTTTAGTATGCTAAAGTAGCTTATGCTACGGCATTAGTCTCATCACCGTAGTAAGTGAGTCGGAACTCATCAGCTTTATCAAAGTCAGTAGTATAAGCACCAAAATTAGTCTCTACTGAAATTACATCATCAATAGAGTGTGAAGGTACTTCAATATGACACTTAGGAATACTTACATACAAACGAGGGGCATTTAGAACATTACCACCAATTTGGAACTCTACTCGGAAGTCATTAACAACCAAATCTAAACCTAAGCCTTCCTTACTAAGATCATTATAGAAGTCAGAAGAGGTTCCTGCATTGCTTGAAGTATTAAAAGTCAAGTAGCAAGTATAACTTCCTGATACTGTACGACCCCCTGTAACGTGCTCAATAGGCTTATTAACCTTACCTAGCTCTTCCGGAACAAGATATGTAATATTATTAGAGATAGTTACATTACCTCCCGTAAGAGTCATAGAGTAAGTGCTATTAAGACCATTAGTGGTGCTATTATTATCAACTACTAATTGAGTAAGTCGATTTCGAATAAAAGCGGTTGTACTATCTACTGCTTTTATAATTGCTTGAGACGATACTGTTGCGTTAGTTGCAGTACCAGTTGCGGTAACATTTGTAGCTGCGGCATTAGTAGCACGAGTGGCTGAAGCAAGTGCTAGGTACAAACGACCGTCTTCTGTTTTATTATAAATAATCTCACCGTGCTTGAGAGTGCTTCCTTTTGCAGTGCCCCCAGCGCTGAATGCTTGAGCTTCGGTTGGGGCGGATTGGCTTGTTGAAACAGAATATACAAATCCTTGGGATTGCATATCTTCAATGTTTGATGCAAAACCGCTCCAGTTAATTGTTGCAATTCCATCTACATCAAAGTCAATAGATGCTTCATTAAGAGCTGCACCTTCCAACTTGTAAATCATTGGCTTATCTGTATTTGTTTCCATTACAAAGTACAGATTACATGTTGCCATTACTGAACGGTTAGATTGTCCAAAGTTAATTGTATTTGAATTTGCATCCCCTTGAGAAACAGTTGCTCCAAAAGGAGAGTTTGAGTCTACATTTGTTCCTCTCAAGAATCCTGAAGCAGAACTATCATCTACAGTTGCTACATCGAACGTAAAACTATTACTTCCGGAACCCCCAAATACACTCTCAGCAATAGAGAAAGTATCATCTACATCATAGTTAGAGCCCCCAGAAAGAACTGTTACACTAGTAATTGCTGTAGTACTTACTACGATTGAAAATACTGCTCCGACTCCTGCACCGTCTGAAAGGGTAAAATCACTTTCATCAATAGTATATGTTCCTGCTGTCATACTGGTGCCTGAACCAGCAATAGTGTCCGCAGTAAGTACTGCTCCTCCTTCGGCAGTTGTGCCAAACTGATCTGCACCTGCCATAAGAGCCCATAAAACTTCTTCTACTGAATGGTGTTCTGTACTAGTAGAGTTATAGTAAGGACGAACATATGAACTAAAAGAGAACTCTGCTGGAGCAAGAGAGTCCGTAAACATTCGTCGACCGCGACGGCTGATTCCGTCCGCATTTTGCATTTCTTGCAGTGTAATATCCGACGAATTAGTAGTCTGTGAAAAGCTAAAGCCGTCTAATACTGGCACTTCCCATAGTTTAAAATCAAATTCGACGAACAGTTTACTGTCACGTGCGAAATATAATTGAGCTGCCATAGATTATCTCCTATGTCTTGAAAAGGCATGGACGTGAACGTTTGTTCGTGCCAGCATTTTCTAGTATCGAACCTCTATAAGAATTTCACCGACTCCTAGAGGATCTAATACACCTTCATCAGTATCAATACTGATAACTGTGATTTGTTGTGTATATTGTTCTAGTCCCATACGATCATAATATCGCAAACGACTATTATCTTCTAAAACTGTTTCAACATCTTCTAATAGTTCATCAAGAGCTTCTACTGAATCCTCTTGATTTACATAACATCGAATACTAAGATTTAAAAATCTATCTTTATACCCGCCACCTTGATATTGACGAGACTCAGAGCCTGCATTTATATGCACTGCGGGGAACTCTTCTACTTCATCCCAGAATTTAAGACGAGGACTTACTTCAGCAACTGCTGTATGAAAAATTCCTCGTCCATCAATTAAAGCAATTTCATCAGCTAAAGCTTTGGTAATAGCAGATCGGCGACTGGTGTACTGCCTATTTCTGTCCGCCATTAGACTCTCCTAGTATAAAATCTTGCTACTGCCATTTGTGCTGCTAATTCTCGTATTGATACGTCGATTACGCGTCTCGGGTCTCTTTCCGGTGTTGCCCATCGAGGGTTTCCACTTGTCATTTCAAAAACTTGATAAGGCTCCCTTTCATAAGTATAACCAAAGCTAGGGAAGCCTTTTCGAGTGGTCATTACATCCGTTAATCTTACGCTATTAGCAAATCTGCCACTTCTATTTACTAATCCTGGCGCTCCCATATTTTTCTGTACTGTTTGTGGCAATTTTTGATTTATCATTGCCATCACAGAAAACATACTTTGACTTCTTTTATTGTCCTTCTCTGGACGTAAACTCTTTTTCTTAAAAGGAAGTTTTTTTGATCTTTTTCCAGGTTTAACTGAGGGATTTTTCTCTTTCTTTTCTCTTTCTTTCCCCTGTTTAATTTTAGTATCTTCTGTAGTAACTTTTAGTGTTTTTCGAGACTTAAAAGGTTGTACGACTTTTTTTACTGCTCTTTTTCTGTTTGCTTCTACAATACTGTCAGAACCCTCTAAATTTGGAATATCTAGTTTTTCTAGTGCCTTTCTAAGACTTTTACGTAAATCTTTTTCTTCTCCGCCCCCTGCAATTACATTTAAAACTTGGCTTCGAATAGTAACAGTTACTCTTTCTCTTTTTGTATCTTTATATACGTCTAGTATCGCTCCGAGCCCTAGATCTTCTAAAGTATTTTTCATACTATCTGAAAGTACTTCATCTTCAAAAGTATCAACTAAAGCATTATATACAGCATCATTAATAAAATGCTCAACATTACTTCCTTCTATATGCTCTAAGTTGAAGGCTTGTCCAGCTTTTTGAACTACTCTTTGCTTAGTAGGATCACTTGCGCTTGGCCTTGTAAGCGTTGGTTTTTCTAAAACATTTAAAAAATCTTGGTAAAAAGCATTTAGATGATTTTTATAAGTATTAAAAATTTTAGCATAATTATCTGTTTGACTTCCTTGTCTATTTAAAGACTCATATACAATTGCTTCAACCCCTCCTCTAATTGGTGTAACTTTTACTTCGGGCCCTTGTATTGCTAAAAAGGCGGTGCGAATATTTTTAGTTAGTTTAGTTATTAAAGGTTTTGTATTTTTTAGTACTTGTTGTACTTTATCTTTCTGATCCTTATACTCATTTGAGCGAAGCAATAATTGTCTTAGTGCAAATCTTATAGTGTAGCTTCTATATACAAATTTATGTGTCAGTCTATTAGCTACTGTCGTTCTATATACATGGGAGTCTTTGCGCAACTCTTGATCAAGTTTTGTAAGAAAAGCTTTTAACTCACTACTAGCCATTAAAAATTCTTATACAAATCAAGTACGCGTTTTATGTGATCTGGAAATGCCACATTATTACGCTGACTTGAGCTTGCTTGATTCTGAATACTAGCGCCTGCAATCGAGCGTCGCTCTTTGTGTTCATCTTTCAAGTAGTAAGTAATCAAATCAAAAACTGCAAGTTGTAAATCAGAAGGCAGAGACGCATATCCTGCCTTATACACTACACGAACTGATGCTGGGCCACGAGCCCAGTTTTTATATCCTTGTCCTGTTGTTCGATACAGGCAATCTGTATCATAATCAAGATAATACTCATAAGCCCCTGTAGTAAGAGTGCTGTAACTTTGACTATAGTTATTTCTTTCTTCTACAGAAACTATACTAACAATAGGACTTTCTGTCAATTGTATGAGATATGTATCCCAGTTCACAGTAACAGTTTCAGTTTTATTCGTTGAGTAGAAATCTACAAAACTATTTGCACAATAAGTTTTTACGAGTTGACTCACGGAGGGGATGATAAAGTTTAGACGGCTATCATCTTTAGGGCTGCTGATGCCCTCTGCCGACTTATAATCATTTAATGTAACTAAATCCGCCATAAATTAACTCGTAAAAACTTGGGGCGGCGTACCGCCCCAGGCCAACTAGAAGAAGTATTTCTTCCAGTTCAAACTCTATCTTACTGGAAAGGCCAGCGGATAGAAGGCTTGTTAGTACCAGAATTTGCAACCAACTCGTTAAAGCCAAGAGCTTGAGTTGCGACCAGTACGGTACGCTGCTCTTTGACAATGTAGTCAGTTTCTACGTTAACACCACGCAGACGCGGAGTCACATAGTTCGGCATATAAACAGCCAGAGCTGCAGTCGTAGTTGCTGCACCAGCAGCACCAAGATTCTGAGCGAGTTGATCAGTAGCGACTACGGGTGAACCGAAGACCGTACCTACCATACCACTCAGCTTAGTAGCCAGATCAGAACCAACTTCAGTAACGTCTGTAAAACCAGAAGCATCAATCAGCTCATAGTAAGCATCGGTAGGTACAATGTACGCAACCTGAGAGGCTTCAAGACCATACTTGCCCATTTCCTTACGCATTGCGAGAAGGTTAGCAGGAGTAACTTCTGCCGTAGTAGAAGCGTCCAGGGCAGTCTGAGCAGATGCAGTAGCAAAACCATTAGTATCGTCAGTGCCAGAAGCACCTACGAGACCAGTAGCATACCCGCCAGAATTACCAACAAGAATAGCCTTGTCGATAGCGACAGCGTGTGCACGAGCCAGAGCTGAAGTAATCATAGGCAGTACTGAAAGAACGATTTGCTCGTCCGTGTCGTTCGTGATGAACGTACTGGAGATCAGTCGATGCGCTTGCAGGATTACCTGATTAACGTTATAGTTATTATCACTTGCGCCAGCCTCTTCGAGGTTGTTAGCAGCAACATCCGCACCTGTAGCAGCCCAGTTTGCAGGCTCAGTATCAGGAGCGATCGGCAGTACGGTAGCGCCAGAAGTTACATTAATCTCTCGGAAGAGAGGAGCAATTTTCTGTGCTTGACGTACTTCTTCTTCAAACTGAGTTGATACGATAACATCGATACCAGCTGAAGTAGTAGCCGTGTAAGTAACTTCTGCCTTCTCAAGCAAGTCACGACCAAAGTCAGTTTCCCAACCCTTGCGAGTAATTTTGCCGAGAATATGAGCAGAAAGCAAATCTTTAGCCATAGGCTTCAGATCGCCGGGAGCCTTGCGGCCAGTGAAGTCACGCTTGCTGGTACGCATGGCTTCGAGTTCAGCAGACTTCTCTTCAAGATCAGTCTTGTACTTGTTAAGAATTTCAGTAGTATCTGCATTTTTAGCTTCAAACTCTTTCTGCAGATCAGCCATCAGGCGCTCAGCCCCAGACTCAACGCCTACTTTAATAGCAGACTGAACTTCTTCTTCTTTAGCAGTTTTAGCCATTTCGGCCTCTTCTACTTCTTTACGAGCAGCTTCAGCAACTGCTTTTTCTTCGGCCTGCTTCATTGCAATCTTAGCAGCAGTTTCCTCTGCTACTTTCTTAGCAAAAGCATCCAGGTCGATTTCGGGAGTTTGTACTTCCGACATTTTCGTCTCCTTTTGGGCTTTTGTAACCCCGTCCGGTGTGTCACTAGCTACCGATGAATTTTCATCCTTAGCCAGAGACTGACCGGCTAGATCTACACTATTTTTGAAAGTTTTCTTAAAATCTTCGTACTCTTCTAGAGAATCAAAAGACTTTGAGAGCGAGAAAGTTGCTGCTTGATTGCAAGGTACCGATACCACTGATACTTCAAACAACTCAGCATCCTTTATCTTTAATCCGTCAGTTTCCTCAAGGTAATCAGCATCCTTGACTCGGAAACCAACAGAAAAAGCTCCAAGAATGCCTTCTTTTACAAGCTGCGCTACATGATCTGGCGCAGACTTAGAAATTTTAGCCTTTAATTCAAGACCGTTTTCAGTGACTTTAAGTCCTGTAGCGCGTCCAATAGGCTTGTTATAGTCATGATTGAAAAGAATAATAGGATTCTTTTCAAAGTTATTCAGACCGCCTTTAGTCCATGCTCCTGCATCAATAGTGTCGCCCGCACGATCAAAATCGCTTGTGCTTGCCATACCGCAGATATGAACTCCTCCATCATCCTCTTCAAAAGCTTTGAAAGTAGAAGTAAGATTAAATATCTTTTCCATCTTCTTCTCCTGTTTTCTTAGCCAACTTCTCTAAGGGGTTTTTCTCCTTCTTAGGTTCGGGGGCTGGTTTAATACCGTGAATAGTATTCCACAGTTCAGGTTCGTACTTTTCTATCCAGCTTACTGCTGCTGTGTAAGAACCCATTACTCTTAAAATTTCTTTCATTGTTAGATGCTTGGGACGAAGATTAGAGTTTTTATAATCTCTTGCTGTTAATATTCCGCCGTTTTCGGCAAAGAATAATCCAAGTTCTCGCACTAACCTATGTTTTCTATTCCTCGTTATCATTAGATTCCTTTGGTCGACCTCCTTCATCTGGGTTTACTGCACTTCCTGCAATGTTTTGCGGAACACGAATATCATCCTGTCCGTCGAGTGTATCATAACCCAGAGAGTCTCTTGCTTCATTTATTGTAATAATACCGCCATTTACAAGGGCAGTATAGTATGAAGCTGCATCACGTAGCTCAGGTTGTAAAGCAGGAATATCTGTTACGTCTTCTGAGATTTCAAATCCAAAAAATCTAGAGTATGCTGAGTTTATTTTTCGTACAATGGGAAGGACTGTTTCAAGGTAGTACATTCTCATATTTGGACGAATATTTGCATTGTTACCAGAGTCCAACATAATCGGGGGGACTCCTAATGCTTTTAAAATAATCTTTTCATTTTCAGCAATAGCTACTTGGAAATCTAGCTCTTTAAAGTTTACATTTGAAATCTTATCAACTTCAATACCGCCATCAAGAATAAGAGGCCGTCTACCTCCTGCGTCTGGGCGATAACGCATAGTCCAAGACTGAATCATGCGTTCTTTAATTTTTTCTGACAAAGTATTCGGAGACTTTAATACAAGACCTGGAACTGCTCCATTCTTAAAAAAGTTATCTTGAAACTTTCTCATATTTGTGGTAAGCTGCATTGTTCTTACCGCAGGCTTAAGTCTTGATGTTCCTCGAAAAATTGAATAAAAAGAATTTTCTTTTATATGTATGATTTCTCCAGGAGCATAATCTACGTCATTATAGGTATACTTTTCAATATATGTTTTACTATCCGCATGAATTGTCACATTGTCTGCGGGAAGATGGTATAAATGAGCGCCGTCATAGTATATAAAAATATTACCATCAAGAAGATAATCAGTAACTAAGTTACGCTTAAAGGAACTAATATCTTGAAAAAGGTTTGGTTCTTTATTTAAAAGAGAATCGACACGTGCGCGTCGAAGA